GGGAACTCCATATACGGCACAACTGACTTCGGGGGAAGCGGGACATCCAGAGACGGCGTAAGGAAGATACAGTTGACACGGGAGTTCGCAAATCCACCAGACTGCTGGTTAGTGTTGACTGATACTGATGACACGAGACGAGATGTCACGCCAGACGTGTCTGAGTTGGGCTTGCTACGGATGATACGGGTCACATCCGTGTTTAAGTTCATAATCAACTGGATGTTGTTGATGCCGAAGAGACCCGTGTCCGCCTCGTGGATGTCGGAGAAGACAAACGGACTGAGCACGAGTTTCTCCGTAGAACGGAAACGGCAGTAGACCGTCTGGGCTTGGGCAACCATTGAAACACCACCTTCAACTACAAAGATAGGAGTGCCATCAACACCGATGCCGTAGTCGCCAGTGGCATACGTCCAAGCGGGAGTGGCGGCGGAATACGTCGCACCGACGACAGTGAAGTAGTTGACAACACCCGTAGAGGCGTTATACCAACCAATCGCCTTACCACTCGCAATACCGAGAACACCAGAGCCACGTAGAGGCGTGCCATCCTTCGCAGTCCATACGACGTCCGGGTATGCTCCATTCGGCTGGAGGTCAGTCGCAATAGAGCCGTTCTCAAAGCCAGAGACAGTGTCGCCCGGGCAGTTCTGTCCATCCGCATAATACAAAAACTTGTCTAACATTGTCGGGCACATACGCTGGCGACGATTATCTTTGAGGTCAGTCAGACGAAGAACCTCCTTGAGAACGTCACCAGAGTTAATAACAGATGTGGTGTCGTTAATGGTCGCCGTGATTGTTGAACATAGGGAGTTCAGAGGAAACGCCGTAAGGGCGATGTCGTTGCCCCAGTTGACAACACGCATACCGTTGGTGATTGTGCCAGCAACAGTCACCGTGAACTGTAGAAAGACTTGAGACGTCCAGTGGATGCCACGGTCAACGAAGACGTTCTCGGAAGGAACATAAACGTTGTAGGTGTGCTGGGACGAGGTCGCCGAGATGGCGTTAAACGGGGCGTTCGTAAGGGAAAGAGCACCCTTCTCTACCGCATACTTGGGTCTCTGCTGAACAATGCGACTGTCGTAGACCGCCAACTTCTCAATATCCGCTGACATTCGTATATTGAGAAGGAAGATTTTATTTTTGGCAAAACAGTCTTACTCTTTCTGCGGAACTTTGCCACCCACACCCTTTCGCCGGAACATACATTTTATAGAAACAGAGGAGAGGTTATACATCCGAATAGGGTTGAGACTTCCATCCAGACGGTTCTTCCAAAAGACTTGGATGTCAATCGTGCGGATACTCTGATTTTTCGCAGAGAAGTCCGCCAGACGGTATTCTGCGACCGGGGAATAGTAGATGAACTGCTTGTAACCTTCTGCTCCGCTTGTCGCTAAGTCTAACGCTACGTCCGTGATGATAGGCTGGAAAGCAGACGCCGAGACCGGCTGGCTCTGCCCAATGTTGCCACTGCCAAGAATGATAGGCTGACCCACGGCTTCGTTCTTAATCGGGAGTAGAGTGCTGGTGAATACAATGGATGAAATCGGAGACCAAAGGTCGCCAGTGCTATTGAAGTCTTGCGTCAGTTTCCAGAAATATTTCTTGAACGACTGCGGGAAATAGGCGTTCTGGAGTGTTAGGTCGGGGACATAACCAACACCCGTGTAGTCAAGAATGTTTGTGTAGAACTTATTCGTTGTCTGAAGTTCATAGGCATAGCCTATCGGAGGTTTGCCCGTGCCAGTTGCCAGAGAGACATAAGCAGAACTGTCCGTTCCACCCGTAGTGAAGGCTACGTTGGCGGTGCTATTTCCATAACCAATCGTAAGACTGCCGGCGGTGGGATTGTTGAAATACTGGTAGTTGAAGTTGTCCAGTAAGCCCTTCATATTCGTGTTGAACATCAGACGAGTGAAGATGTTGCCACTTAGAACACCCATAGTAGTGGAAGTGCCGAGGTCGGCAACTACACGAGTGCCAGACTGAATGTTGGCTTGGTAGAGTTCAAACAACTTTGTTGTCGGATTGTAGAATAGCGTCGGAGGGACAAGATTGTAAGTAACAAGGAAGGCTGAAAATGTCGCAGAGCCAGCCAATGTTATGCCTCTGGCAAGACACTGGTCAAACCACGCATAGTATAAGTCGCACATACAACACGTGGACTTCGCACGAGAATACTGACCAGTGACGGCGGCGTTCGCCAAGTCTGCCGGGTTATACATCGTCAAGTTCCAGAGGTCGCAGAACCACGTATAAGTCATCGCAAAATAATACTGCGATGAAAGGTTCTGGTTTGTGCCCTTGTCCTCGTCTACAGATGTCCAGACAGTTGAGTTTGTCGTGGCTATACCCGTGATGTTAGGTGACCACGCAGTTGAGCCGGACGGATTGACGCCGAGTGTCGGTGTGCTGGTCGCCCTCCAGTTGAGACCATTCCAAGACACAATCGCACCCGTTGTGTATGTGCTATTAGCGTCCCACGGAGAGCACTGCTTAACTATAAAATATGAGCCCGTGTATGTGGAATATAAATAGTTCACCAACGTCTGTGCGTTCGTGGGCGTTGTTGTATACACGGGGTCAGTCGTCACAATGTCTCCAATAGAATACGATTGAGTTGAAACATACGGTCCCTTGAACTGACTGGCAGACAGACCGGGAGGCGTGGGAGCACTGTCGGGGCTCTTATTCTGCGGTGCCCACTGTATCCAACGAATAGCGGGCATCGCTTGGATTAGCAGTGCTGTTGTTCCGTTTCCAACGTTTCCCGTCATCGCAAGAGCCATTCCATACTCCGTTAAGTTAGGATTGACTTGCCCAGTGCCAGATTGGATGTTAGGAACGAACAAAGGAAGGTTTTTTGCGGGTCCGTTCATTGAAAAACGGACGATTGAGAAGTAATAGTCTCCGCAATCCTTAACAAGTGCCGTATCACGAGTTTCTTGGAAACGGATGACCGGGTCTACGACACTTGAGTTATTGTTGCCACGCTCATCTGTCTCATTGTTAATGATGTCGGCGTTATAGTAAATGTAGTCGGGCACATCTTCTGTTCCACCTTGGCGTGTGAAGGACATTCTATAGTTGTTAGAGATATTATTTCCGTAGGGCTTTGAACGTAATGCCAGACACAAAGTCATCCGGAGACAGTTTGCTACGTTTTATGAGTGCGTCATACTCCTCTAAAGATAAGTTCTTGTAGAGCAGTCTCGTGATACAATGCCGACCGCACGTGTTCATTGTTGCTCCCATCTTTTGAAACGGATGTGTGTTGTAGATGACTGGCACGTCGGCTTGCTTCAGAAGTTGTGTTAGAGTGTTTTCGCCTTCGCCTAACTGCTGAAGACGTTCGGCGGGAATAATCTTTTTCTCAGCGTCCGGCTTGTGTCCGTAGGGGTCAAAATACTCAATGTGGTCATAAGGGACGGAGTGTCTCAGCATACAAACCCAATGACCTTCAGTCGGACCAGTGGTCAAGACTAACATCATACAACGTCCTTTAGCATCAAACACGTCGTTGATTGAACGCACCGTCTTCAAATGCGGATACGGAAAGATGCTGGTTGCTCCGAGGCACTTGCGAATGTCAGTGTCCGATAGGGAATAGTCTTCAACACGTTTCAAGTCTTGCCTACTCATTCTTTTCTCTGCTTAGAAATAAGAATGAACAGTAGTCCGTTTAGTGAAGTAAAGGAAAAAAAGAAACCAAAAGAGAAGGAAGCCTTGCCTAAGAACGATGTATGCTTTACGAAGCACCACGGTGTTGCTGAGCAGAAGGTGTCTCGGTCGGGGGCAAAGGCACTATTGGGACGAACGCCGATGGAGCATCATCTGCCTTGGCTCTCGGGATGGCTGGAACAGTTGAGGCAGTCCCGCTCGTTGCCGATGAGCGTCGTGAAGGACGGTCTTTCGGGACTGGCAAATCTTTACTCAGCGGAGGAATGCTTATTGATAGTCGGCTCGTGTCGGAAGGCTTTTGCTGACCGCTTTCGGGGCGAGAAGTTGCCAGAGGAGGAGATGGAGATTTTAATGGGAACATTGACGCCGGAGGTTCTTGAAAGACCACTATCTTCTCCAGTCCAGTTACATCTTCCGGCAGTGACACTCCCGATTTCAAGGCATCCTTTTGATATTGACGGCGAAACTCTTGAAGAAGTGTTGGCGGGAGTAGAGGGCTGATTTCTGCTAAGCGGTCAATATTTTCTTTGGTGTATTTGAGGAGGTCGGTCGGCGACATCCGCTCCTCCCTCGGCAGAGCCATCTCAATAGACAGAAAGCGGAACAGTTTGGAATACTGAATAGCACTTATGCGATGCCCTTCGGCACGCTTGCTCCATTGAAAATAACTACCCACCGTTCCGAGAACAGACACGAAAAGAGACGCTACGCCGAGTGCTATGGACGCAGTCATCTGCTCCCCAGCAAACATAGACGAACTTCCAACTTGTAGGAAACCTACGACAGTTGAAAGGACGATTTGCGGGAGGTCAATGAACACTCGTTGCCGACTATACACTTCCTCCGCACGCTTGTGAATAAAACTCAAGCCGTGTGCTTGTTCTCCGGACTTGACGAAATATTCCTCAATCCGCTCATTCCACGATACTTCACCTAAGTCGGACATATCTACTTGGGTAAGGTATTTTTGTTTTATAGGTTCTATCGGTTCTCCGGCGTAAACTATTCCAATCGGTTGAAGTGGTCTCCTATAGGACTTTACGGAGCAGAACCTATAGAACCTATAGTGGCACTTAAGGAACTTTTCAGACCGGAGGCTTTGTCTCTACGCCAACCACGGGTCCGAGCGTCTGCTCCTTCTCCTTCTTGTCAAGGAACGGGCTCATCTCCTTCGCACCGCATACGAAATACCACAGTTTGCCAATCCTCATCTGTATCTTCCACCGTAAGTCCCGATGGACTGCTGAATACTGAATGTATGTTTCGCCCGTCGCATCCTTCGCCATCGCCTCAATCTCATCCGCCTTGTGTGACATATTGAGGATTTCCTCCAGTAGAACCTTCAAGTCTTCGGTCTTCATTATACAATCGGGAGAGATGTTGTTTTTTCTGTTTAACCGCACGCAAAGAAAATGCCGGGGGAAATCGCCGAGACGGTCAGCGGGCTCTGAGATGTGTTTTTGAGATAGATATAGTTTACGGTTGCCGTATTGGGATATGCTACGTCACTTGGGTGGACACTCGTTATGCCTAACCGAAGTTTGCCAGAAAACGCAAGAGCGTTCGTTCCTTTATGAAGCGGAACATCAGCAATCCTCTTCACCCATCCCCATTCAATCTGCTTCGCATCTGCTCCCCCATCAACAAAGACATCAAAGTCGCAGAAGAAACTCCTAAAAGCCGAGAAGTTGGCAATCTCCGTCGTAGACGCAACCTTCAAATATCCCGTCTGCTGAGATGCCAAGGTCAGACCCGACCACGCACCCGCACCAAATGTCGTGTCTGCGTTGAGCATAACAACTGACATCACACTCTTGTTGGTTACGCCAAGACTTCCACCTCTGTAGCAAAGAGTTTCATCAACTGGAGGCAGAGGAGGAACTGTTGCTCCAATCACTACATTGCCACGAGACGCCGAAAGTGTAATGTTCTGTCCAGCATAGAGTGAAAGAACACCGTCGTTCTTTACAACTACGTCTTTATCGCCTTCTACAACAATGCCATCACCCGCTACGACCTTGAGAACACCTTCATTGGAAAGTGTCGTGACGCCATCTGCCGTCGTAGCACGAAGACCCTCGGATGCGTAGACCCCATTAAGAGCATCCGACTGAAGTTTCAAGACGCCATCCACAAGCGACGCCGTCACCGCTCCCTTACAACTGACCGACTTGAGTGGGAAAGTATTTTTAAGTGAAACCGTGTGCTTGTCTCCACCAACGGCAATGCCTTCATCCGCAACAACCTCTCTAACTCCATCATTGACCACTTCTCCGTGTTCGCCAATGACTACCCCCTTGCCCGCAGAAATAGACGTCATAGCCGAAGAGGAAAGGCTCAAAACACCGTCGGCTAAGTCGGCTTGAACAGAGCCACTACATTTAACGGACTTCAAAGGGGCAGTATTCTTCACGACAACATCTTGCGTTCCAGTGACGTCTACGCCGTCCCCACCACTGACTTTGAGAACGCCCGTAGAACTAATCACGTCATCTTGAACGGCAATGCCCGCTCCGCCTTTGAGGGCAAGAGCAAGTGTCGCCACTCCATCCGCCACGGTTGCGACAACTCCTTTGCCTCCGGAGACACTGACCACGGCGTTGCCAACGAGTTTCAGAAGACCCTCTTTCAAAGTCGCAACAAGACCACTGCCTACGGCAACTACATCAAATAACGGTGCGGTGTTCTTCACGACGGCAACATTGTCAGTAAGCACAACGGACACGCCCTCTTCACCTTTCACATCCGCAACGACCGCAGTTAGAGACGCAACGCCACTGAGCGTTTCAACAAGCACGCCTTTTGCTCCAGTCACCTCAAGCACACCTTCGTTCTTAAGATAAGTTATGCCACCACGCTTGTTTCTACTCAGTCCCTTTTCAGTGTGGAGCAAGTCATTGCCAGTGTTGAGTATTCGTAGACCGTTGGACGGCGTTGCGTCAAAACGAATGCCATCGCCCGCCACCAACTCCGCTGAAAGCGTGTAGCCGGATGTTGCGTCTCCTTCCAGTTGTAGCCCATATCCCTTGACCGCAAGTGTTGTCCGTTCAGTATCCATCTATGGTGTGATTAGATTTTTTTACTTGGGGAGTTCAAGAGCCGTCTGAACTTGCTGAAGGAGTAAAGTCTTCTCGGCATCGTGTCTACGCAGATATTCCACGGCAAGAACCTCAAAAGCAGACTTCACTGAAGGGTCTGTAGCACCGGACGCTTCCTTTTTCATCTCTTCTACTTTGTAAAGCATTGAGTTCAACATCATCATCTTCTGCTGAACGACGGCAAATGGGCTCTGCTGATAAGAAGGAAGAGGAGGAGCAGACATTATATCTTCTGTTGAGATTATTCTTTAACTAAACGGACCAACGGCGATATAACTAAAAAGAATATTCGTGAAAGGTCTTGTAGGACTTGAGACAAAGACAGTAATCTGTGTTGAGTTGACTGGATATTGAGACCAGACTGTCGGTGCGGTGACTATGCTTGTTGATTTTTCAGTGACACAAACTTGATAGGAAGTGCCAGCACCCATCGCATATGGCATAGTAGTAGTCACACTTCCTTGACCGGCGGCGTCAGTATAAATAGCATCTTGACTTGCTATGCTCTGTAAAATCGGAGCGGTCGGGGTAGTTGTTGTCGCACTTGTTCCATACAATAGTTGATTGCCAACTGAATAAGCAACCCCTACTGCCAACTTTCCATAGCCTCCTAACGCTTGGTCAATCTTAATAAAACCCGTCGCACTCGTTCTTAGCATAATCGTGGGAGCAGTTACTAAGAATGAAGTCGTTTCTGTAAACGTTATGTTGGTTCCAGTATGATTAAAGTATTGTGAAACAGTTGTGATGTTTGTGTTGGCAGTAAGAACAATACCCCCCGCACCCGTTGGTGCGTCAAGCGTAATGTTCGCACCCGCAGTCGGTGCGTAAAGAGTGATGTCACGAAGACCAGTCAAAAACGCATCACGACCCGAGTTGATGTTTATGTCGTGTCCGCCTACAGTAGGTGTCGTCATAAATATCGCATCTGAAGTCAATGTAAGAAACTTACCGACGGTTGGACAAGAGATAGTCACATTCTGAGTGCTTTTCAAGGTCACTTGTTCTGTTGCGTTGATTTCAAGATAGGAGTTGCCAGTTCCGTTCTGAAAACGCTTGATGGAGCCGTCAGCACCACCAACTACAATCCCGCCATATTGATTATACACTTGCGTGGCGTTATACACTACACCTTGAGTAACGTCAATAGTTCCACTTGCTGACATTGTCAGAGTGGCAAGATTGGTAATGGCACCACCCGATGTGAAACTCTGATTTTGGACGTTAGTGATGTCGTTTAGTGCCATATCAAAGACCAGTCCAGAACCATACAATCGTAGATTGCCCAAGAAATATGAGTTGGCGGCGTTAAAGTTCAGTTGATTGGGATACACACCATCAATATTAGCAGTTCCACCAGTTGTGTTGAAGTTTATCGCATTTACATTGTTAATATAACCATTGCCCATAGTGATGGTCATAACGCCAGAGTTCTGGGCTATAGAAGTATAGTTCCACATATCAAAAATAGTGTTAGTTCCCGTTATTCTGAGGGCTCCGCTTGAAACATACACGTCGCCACCAGTAAAGTTGACGTAAGCACCTACCGTGGAAGCCAAAGTAATATAGGATGCTGTTATATTAGCAACGCCAGTGGCGTTCACGACATAGTTTGCTGATGTGGTATTGGTTATATTCGGTGCGACAATGCTTAGATTTAGAGAAGTGTCAAAACTAATATAACTGGTCCCTTGGATGAGACTTAGATATGACCCTACTCCGTTTCCGTGAATATCCATATAGGTAGAACCCGTTGAGATGTTTCCACCAAGAAAATATAAGGTTTTGACATCGTAGACGTCGTTATTGTTAAGTAACAAAGTTCCAGCAACATTTACAGTCGGCGACGTTAGGACAATCTTCGTAGACGCAGTAACAGTTACTGTCGGCGATGTCAAAGTGTAGGAAAGTGTGTGTATTCCCGTGTAGGTAGTGCTTTCTAAGTCTATGAGCCCCGAGTAAGCAAG